ACTAAATCTTCTGCTTTTACGAACCTAGAAACGACACGACCCATCGTCGGATCGTAATAACATTTTTTAAATGCAGAACCAGCTAACGGTAAGAAAAATAACATTTGATCCATTTCAGGATCGTATTCTTCCATTTTGTATAACAGCTGGAAGTTCATAAAATCCTTAACGCGATTAGCTTGCATCGCTTTCGGATCGTTAGACGCGCCCATAACTTTCGTATCTACTGGGCCGTTAGCAGGAAGTAATTCTTTATAGGCTTGAGCTTGGAAATGAGTAGCAGCTTCGGCTAATAGCGGATGGTATACACCACTAGCACCTTCGAACGGTTCACTACGAGGATCGTTTTCGATACCTAGTAGTTCTAATCCGTCTCGGAAAGTTTCGTACCAGTTTTCTCTACTATCTAAATCGTCTTGATAAGAACTTAGGAGTTCTGAAGAAATTTCTCTGAGGGTAGCTGGGTCTAAATACTCAGCGAGGTTTTCATCGAACGCAATATTTACGTCCATTTCCATTGCTGACGGATCTACGAGGTTATCGTCTTCGTCAAACAGGATTTCTACCTGTTCTTCGCCCTCTAAATCTTCTGGGAGTTGCACTTCAGCCATGGAACGCTACCCTACTCTAGTTTTTTAAGTCGGTAAATTAGTAATACGTCCGTATTCTCGGATAATACTCTTCTTCGTCGTTATAATCGCCATCTAAACGTAAAAAACCGCCTTGTCTAAAGCGATGTAGGGCTAAAGTCGTCGCATCTACGCAATCGTCGTTCTCTCCGTTCGGAAAATCTACGATTTCGTCTACTAATTCTTGCCCCCAATTCGTTTCTGGCACCCAAACACGCCCTTCTTGGAAAATACCGCTTACTGCGTTAAGTCTGGCGATCTTATCTTGACCTTTACTCGGTGAAAAGGTGTTTATCGGGATACCTTGACGCCGTAATTCTTGTGTTAACGGGATACCTGACGCTTTTGTTTCGATAATTACCGTATCAGGCTCCCAATATTCGTACAATCTTGCAGCTTCGCGCTTTAGTTCAGGGAAATCTAAGCGTTCTTTTACAC